TTATCCGATGGCGGCTGGAAGAACGACCGTTGCGACTACGAGATCGAGAAGTATCACGGCAAAGCCGAGTCAGCACGACGAGCAAACAAAGCCAAGATTGAAAAGAAAACTCTGAAATCAGAACTGAAATCAGAACCGATTCAGAACGCAACCCAAGAACCCAAGAACCCAAAAACCCATAAACCTACTCCTGTGGTTGAGGGGTTTGATTCCTTCTGGAAAGCATACCCGCGCAAGGTAGCAAAGGCTGAGGCACAGAAGGCGTTCAACAAGATCAAGCCTGATGCTGACGTGCTGGCGCAGATGATCTCGTCCATTGCGAGGTCATGCGAATCCACAGACTGGCTGAAAGACAACGGCCAATTCATTCCATTCCCAAGTACATGGTTGAACCAGCGTAGGTGGGAAGACGAGAGTACCGAACCATCAATCCAATTCGAGGGGATGCTATGACAGATTTCAACAGACAGACAGATATTGACGAGAAGCTCAGCGGCCTTGAGCAAAAGCTCAGCACCGTACAGGAAAGACTTGAAAGACATTACGAATCTGGATGGAATGCCGCGCTGGAGATGGCGGCCTTCAATATCGAGCATGGATTTGCCAAAGCATTCGGCAAAGACACTCTATCGAGCATTGCAATATTTATCAGGGAGATGAAGAAATGAACAAAGCAAGGTTAATCAGAGAGATGAAAGAAAAAGACCCATCTTTGAAAAGCATGGATATTGCCAAGGCTGTTGGTGTCGCCAGTAATTATGTGTCTCACATATTGTGGAGGTCTACCACTCCGCATAAAAAGAAGGAAGACTATCAAAAGGCTTTTCAATATCAGTTTGCTCAAAACGAAGAATTGAAAAAGCAGATAGAACAGCTTGAAGAAGAACTTACAAAACTGAGATACGTCATTAAATTCTTAAGAGAAAACTAAGAGGAATGAAGAAGTGAACAACGAAAAAGTAATCTCTTTACCAGCATCCACAAACTACACGGCTGAGCAAGCATGAAACCAATCGCATACATCAATGTCGAGAAGCGCACACTGGAATTTGCAGAGCCGATCAAATGGTATACACCTACTGTTGCAAATCTAGATCGAATTCCATTGTTTACCAAAGAAGCCTTGGCACAGACGCAAGAGCCTGTGGCTTATTCAGGCAACGGCACTGCTGGACGAGAAGCAGATGTGCGACCTACTGGGTTCTTTTTTCAAATGCCAAAGCCTGTGACACAGCCAGAGCCACCACAGCGCAAGCCGCTAACGATAGGGGACGTCAAAATCATTTGGCAAAATCTTGACGTTCGAGAGGGGGTGATTATGGGTCTTGTCAGAGCCGTTGAAGCCGCCCACGGCATAAAGGAGAACACATGAAAAATCCACTACCAGATGGAGCCGGAGAGATCTATGATTTACGTATAAACAAGAAGATGGTTCCGAATGAAATTGTTTTTGTGTCCATGATTGGAGACTTGGTCGACGGCAACTGGATTGTTTATGTTGATCCAAACAGAAATCCAGAAAGCTACAACTGGATCTGGGCATGGAACCTGCAAATCTGTTTGGTCTACGACGCATCTGTTCATAGAGATTCGGTCAAGCATCTTGCAGAAACTATTGCAAAGGCCAAGCCTAACGGCGGCTATATGTTGGGCGATAAGTTTCATGGCTACCTGTACCTGTGGAATGTGGACAAGCAAGCTGGGGCGCATCTCACATACTCGCCAGAGATATACGGAGACATTGAGCTTGGTCTAACAACACATCCAGCACAGACTGTTTACAGAAGAGTCTATGACTATGAGTTGGAATTTTTATTGGGGGTCGACAGTGTTAAATGAAATGATCTTTACAGCAGACAGCGTAGACTTTGCGGAGTACGCGAGCGAGCCGCACGACAAAGACAAGATCGTTGCGCCCAAGGCATACAGGGATGAAACCATTGCTCTGTTGAGTGGTGGCGAGATGGTTAGTGGCGCACGACTTCCTTGGCTTAAGACCCATGACCACATCAGATTCCGTCCGGGCGAGGTGAGCCTATGGATGGGCATCAATGGACATGGAAAGAGTCTGTTAACCAGCCACGTCATGCTTGACTTTCTTCATCAAAACCAAAAGGTCTGCGTCGCTAGTTTTGAGATGAAGCCACGGGCAACGCTCGCTCGCATGTGTAAGCAAGCCGCTGGCAGTTCTATGCCGACAGCAAGGTTTGTCGATGGGGTTTTGTCTCATGCAACGAACCGGCTCTGGCTATACGACAAGATGGGACAGACAGATCCCAACCATCTGTTGGCAATCATGCGGTACGCCGCAAAGAAACTTGGGGTGCAACACTTCGTGATCGACTCTCTTATGAAGGTTGTTAAGGGGGAGGATGACTACAACGGACAAAAGAATTTCGTTGACAGCGTGTGTGCCTTTGCTTTGGATTTCAACATACACGTACACATCATTCATCACAGCAGGAAACTTGGAGATGAGATGCAAGTTCCCGGAAAGATGGATGCCAAGGGCAGTGGAGCCATAGTTGATCAGGTGGATCAGTGCTTTACTGTGTGGAGAAACAAACGCAAAGAGCAACAGATTCAGGCTGGCAAAGAGGTAGATGAGGGTTCGCCTGATGCGCTGTTGGTTTGCGACAAGAACAGACATGGCGATTGGGAGGGGCGGGTAGGTTTGTTCTATCAGTCAGGAGCTTGCTCTTACTCACAGTCCCCGACAAATAAAACCTACTACAACTACGACAGATACATGTCCAGCGAGGGGGTAGAGATATGAGCACCCCATTACCGAGTGCGGAAGAGCTTTATGCGGAGCTTCTTAGTTACAAGCAAGCCGTGCATCAGCTTTCATTCCAGCTTGAGATGCTGAAGGACAAACAAGCAACGCCTGTCGCACCACACCGAACTGTTATGACCATACGCAAGCATGCGCTCAAACAGGCGGCTGAGTTTGTCATGGACTGGGGTGTGCCAAAGTCAGGAGGTAACCTTGTTGAGCTATGCAAACAGATTAAGGAACTACCTGAAACAAAAATGGCGGGTGTTCGTAGGGCGCTTGATGAAATGGACATTGCCTTTAAGGAGAAGCGATGAAAGATATTGCGGACATCAAAGACCAGCTACGCGAAGAGCAACGCAAAAAGAACAGAGAAGAGATGCCGTGGGCTGCAAAACTTATGGACGAGGTTAACGAAAAGTATCCCGGCTCTAAGTTGATCTGGGCACATGATCTGTTGACAGGCAAGGAGATTGGCAAGAGGTCAGTAGAGAAGAACGTGTTTGTAATCCCAGATAACTATCGTCCAACGGAGGAAATCAATGTACGAAAAGGCAGAGGCAAGACTCGCTGAGATGCGAGAGAAGTCCGCTATCTATTCAGAGGCGGTCGCAGAAAAGAACTATCTCGAAAAGTTTCGTGAGTCTCAGCTTGCGATCTTGATGAAAGAGTATGAAACTCTTGGACACAAGACGGCGGCGGCACAGGAGAGAGAGGCTCGCGCTGACGCAAAATATATCTTGGTTCTGGAGAGCCTAAGAACAGCGACAGAAATCTCAGAGAAACTTCGATGGGAACTGGAGATACTCAAGCTAGGAGTAGCTGTCTGGCAAACCACACAAGCAAACGAGCGCACGGAAAGAAAAGGATACGGGGCATGACAAACGCATTTGATTGGAAGAAGTACACAGATGAAGAACACGCGAAGAACGGTGATCCATTCAAACAGATTAAGCACTCAGCAGAGATGAGCAAGAAGATAACAAGGAACGTACAAAAGATTCAGGATAAGAATCCTTATCACGGAACAATCATCGGCCTCAGTGACAAGGCAGACAAGATGATCTTCGCAGACAGAAGGCGCAACATCGACAGAACCCTCATCAAATGAAAGTCATTCCCCCATACCTGACATTCAAACAGGCACTGACCAATGGGTACGTCGAGCGCATGGAGTCGCCCGTGTACACAAGATGGGTCAAGACCTTGAGGTGCGTGAGTTGCAATGCACCGGCAGACGACCCGCACCACCCGCATGGATCAGGGTTCAAGGGCATGGGGACAAAGGTTCCTGACTGGTGGGTAATACCAATCTGTCGGACATGCCACGACGTACTTCACCATGACGTTCATGTCTGGGAAGAAGAGAACGGGATGCAACTGGAACACGTTGCCTTAACACTACTGCAAGCAATAAGAGAAGGAGTGCTTCATCTTGGAAATCAATAAGAAACGTCGATGCAGTTTCATTTACTGCGAGCATCCGGCTGGGTTCTATGGATACTGCCTTGGTCACGAGCCTGAGTTTGTCCGAACAGAATTCGACAGATTGGTTAGCGCCGGGGTAGCAAATCCCTCCCGGCCATCGTGCTACGAGAGTGATCGCAAGTGGGTTGAGTACGTGGTCGCATTCGTGTGGAGCAGTGCGCCAGACAGGAGGTCGAGCGTTCGTGTTGAACACTGTCGGGATTGCACTCCGTCGTACAGGGACGAGCAACATGCGGCTGGTAAGTGCGAGCATCCAGAGACAGTCTTTGTCCGACCGGACAACAGTAATGTTGGTGTGGTTGGGATACCCATGAACAATAAGAAAGACCCAAGGAGATGGGAACAAGCAATGATGGGAATGCTTGGTTCGGTAGTTGCGTTGCCTAGTACGAAGGCAATGGAGGAGGTGATGAATAAGATCGAAGCCTCGAAGAAGAAGTCAGGCAGGCCAAAGAAAGAACAGACGGCATGATGCTTCCCTACCCCATCAGCACCAATGTCTACTGGAGAAACTTCCGAGGTCGCATGGTCAGGAGTAGCGCGGCAATCGCGTACAAGGATGAGGTGGGATGGATCGCCCGATCCAACGGGCTGACTCTGTTCACAGTGCCGGTGATGGTGATGCTGGTTCTCCATCCAGTGAGGCCAGCAGATGCAGAGAAGCGAGAGAAGAAGGACAGATTGTGGGGATTGACTGTGCGGCGGATTGATATTGATAACGCCGAGAAGGTTGCGCTAGATGCGCTACAGGGTATCGTGTATGAGAACGACAGACAGATAACTTTTCTGTCCATTAAACTTGGACAGCCCATTGCAGGTGGCGGCCTTCATGTAACGATCACAGAGGACAAAGACTGGATATGAAATTCCACAGTGTCGAACAGGCGATCAAGTTCTCGTTCAACGTGAGCGAGAGGGAAGAGTTCAGCCGAACAGACTTACTCGGGACTCGGGGAACCAGTCAGGATGACTTATCCCCGATGGACTTGCATGCTCAGGCCGCAATGATTCATTCGATGCTGAACAGATTGCATCAGGTGGAGAGGGACTCAATACTTTCAATGTATGGGAGAGGTCGGGCTAGGTCAGATGCGATAAGAGGTTTCGCTAATTACTTGCACTACTTTGTGCGTGGTACTGTGCCTAGTGTCCGTGAGTTGCAGATCATTCTGTTGCACTGGTCTACAAAACGACCAAGCATACGGAAGATTGCAGAGGAGAGGGGTGTAAGTTATAGGCAAGTCTGCAACTGGCGCAACGCTGTCCTTCGTGCTTGGATGCCAGTGCAGATCAGAGCCATAGAAAAATTACATGGACAGATGTTTGCTGAGGGTGGGTTCGAGTTAAGCGTTTGACTTCTTCGCGTACCTTGCGTCAGCCATTCCCTCAATCCAGCCGTACTCGTATGCTCGGTCGCCAATGAGTCTGACCAAGTCCTCGTACTCTTTCAGAGAGAGCATGATCATCAGCGTCCCAGTCTTCGGCCTGAATTCTTCAAGCACCTTCTCGATGTAGACTTCTCTGTCGGTATTCATAGAGGAACCTTTCTGTATGTGAGGCCGGAGAAAGTCAGGGACGGCAGGTTGTATGCGTCATACGCACCCCGCCTCATGCAGGTACTACGTAACTCTGTCCCTTCGTATGTTCCTCTTGCGAACAGATCGTTCTGTTGTGCCAAGACAGTTTTGCGTGGAGCCTTGAACAACTTATCCAAACCGCCAAGCTCGATCTTCATGTCGAGTCCTTTTTGTGTGAGGCCGTAGAACATTTCATTGACCAACATCACAAAGCCTTTCGGCAGTAGTTCATAAACAATCGCGTTCTCTATGTCGACCAAGGTCTTACCGGCAATGATGCCGGTCTTCTTAATCATAGGCGCACTCATGTTTCCTTTGGCCGCCAGCACAGATAGCACACGGTGAGCAGTGCCACCAACTCTAAGTTCTGCTTGCATTTTGTTTTCCTTTACATGTATGGAAGTAAGCCTCGTCTCTGTCGAGCCAGACTTGTTTGCACTTGGCACAATACCAAGCAACAGATTCGATGACCACTGTCCGTTTGTTTTCGTGTTGACCACGAACCTTCCCGAAGAATGTGCGAATCTTTTCAATCACCAGACTTTCCCCTTTCGTTTGTTGCGCTTGTATGTTGTTTCGCCCAGCCATATAGCCACTGCCCCAATGACAATGACAATGGATGCGCCCATGAACAGCATGAATATCACGCCAATAACATCTAGCATGGCCTGTCCTTTATTTTTAGTGAGTTGCGAGGGATGCACCATATCTCCCGACCATCGCCACAGTCCATGAGGAACGCGCCAACAATGCGCCCAGCCTTGAGTAGCTGATGCACACGTTGGCGCGACACACCCATGAGTTGTGATGCGACAGTCAAAGAGACATGACCCCGCTCTAAGCGGAGGTCAATCATCTCACTTGCCTTCTTTCTTAAGTACCTCTTTGATGCCGTCGACTTCTTGGGCGACGATCTGTGCCGCCCACTCCATCAGTTCGTTGGCCTTGTCTCTGTCGTCAAAGTCGATGCCGGATGCGTGGCATGCTCTTGAGATTGTGCGGACACAAAGCTCTGTGTCCATCTCTTCGAGAATCCTTTTCACCCTCTTTGGCATGTCTGTTTTCTGTTCCAGAAACTCGATCACCATTTCCAACAGTTGCTTGCGCTTCATGGTGAGCATGGTCAACTCCACCAATGCGGCATACTTATCGCCCTTGGTCTTGACTATGTTCTCCATCATGGAGAAAGCCCCCTCGAATGGGCCGTTATCTGTCTGCTCCTTCGACTCTCGCTTCAGGTCTAACGTGATCTGCACCAGTGTGCTTGCCGCTTTGTCGAGGCCACCAATGTGCCAGTGCTTGATCTTCTCGACAGGCAAACCATCTGTCCCAAGAAAAGCCATGCCATCTTTCCAGTTGTAGATCGAGGCGACAGTGTCGTCGCTAAACTTCACGACCCACATAGCGTCTACCTTCCCTTCCTTATAGCGTATTGGCTTACCGAACAGAGAACAGATCTCCTTGTAACTTGCGTCGACAGTGCCGACCAGTGATGAGCCACTGGTTTCATCAGCGAGAGACTCGCGTTCATTGTGTGTAACAAAGTTCATTGTGTTTGCTCCTGTGAGTTTGTTTAAGCATTTATCCATACGACCTCCCCGTTTACTCGAATGGGCATCACCCATTCAATGTCATCTACCAATTGCTCCAGTGTCATGGATGCAGGGGCAGATTCCCCAGTGTCCATGTCACAGCCAAGCACCAGACCCTTGCCAGCCAGTGGGTTGGGGTAAAACTTGTGTTGAAAGAACCGCTGATCTTCAGCGTACAGACCTTCGTCATCCACAAATATGCCATCGCCCTTTGCGTTGAGTCGAGCAACGTCGAACAGATCTGCGTCAATCAGTTTGCAAATCTGTTTGTAGTCTCCGGAGTATTCGACTTCGGTAACTTCTTGACGGAATGGGTCAATTAAAAAAGCTCGCATGTGATTTCCTTTCAGTAAGCGAGGAGAACAAATACTGCAACCGGCATGACTGCGATCAGTAGCACACCAAGGAACAGGTCATCAGACCACGACGCATTGGCTACATGCTCTTCATCAATTGGATGAGGGGCATAGAGTTTCTGCGCTAGGTCATCTTCGGGAGTCCATCTGTTGACAGACGGAGGTTCATAGTCAGCGTCGATGGTGATGGTTCTTTTAGACGAGTGAGTCATTGGACTTTCCTTTCTTCAGGTTACATGCTTGTCTTACCTTGGCAACCACAGCGAGTATCTGTTTGTCATCCTTGCCCTTGGCCTCGAGTAGATTGCACACTGCATCCATCGCAGACATCATTCCTTCGGGTGTCTTCGTGTTGTTCTTGATGGCTTCGTCAGCGACCTTCTCAATCATAGATACCACACCGCTTACAGTAGCCAATTGAATGCTTTGCATTGTCATCTTTTTTCCTTTTAAGTTTTTGTTTTTTTCGCTCTAGTCTTGCGTTCGCTTTGTCCTTTGAGCGTTGCTTCCCGATCTTTTGTAGTTGCTCGGTCGTGAGTTGTGTATCAGGCTTTGCCAGTAGGTTCGCACCTACGCCAGCCAGAGCCAGCACAAGCACGAGCCTACCCACTACCTCATGTGGGGTCAGCCACACGTCACACATCCTCCAGTGTTTCGTAAATTTCCATGTCGGTGTCGATCTGAACAGATTCACCATCGATCTCGATGATGCACCGCATGTGGAGATCACATGGCACACCACCGGCATGCTCATGTGACATCGAGAAAAGCACAGGGAATTTATCCGTGGCCTTCGTGTTTTTCCAGAGCAAATCTGTTTCGATCTGTCGGTTGTAGCCCCTCTTCTCTGCAAGTAGGGACGCAACAATGAGTTGCGCTTGAGTGAAATACTTCATTGCCTGTCCTCCAGTATGTCAATCACACCAACGCGGTTACCGTTGGTGTCTCGCAAAATAATTGCGGTCTTAGGTTTCATTGGGTCGGGGTGCTGTGTGAGTTCTGCAATAGCAGACTGCAATAAGCGGACGGTCTCCATGTACTGCTCCACCGAATGGACATGGCCTAAGCCAAACATAATATTCACTCTCATATCTGTTCCTTTTCTGTTGGTTCGACGTTGACCCAGCCAGTGTTTCCACAGGCAAAGCATGTATACGGGCGGCCTTGCTCATCCATTTCTGGATTGCATGGGTCACAGCATGGACACTCGACCTTTTCACTCGCCACAGTGAGGTCGAGTACCTCGCTTTCCCCATCCTTTATCTTGCATATAAAGGGGGCATCAAGCATCATTCGCTTTGCTTGGTCTTCGTTTTCAGCATCGATAGTTACCTGTTGGTAATATCGAAAGACTACCGTTCCTTTGTAGGTTTTCATAGTCGCTCCTTATTTGTAGAACAAATCCCAAATCCGTTGCACCGTGGCATGACCTTCGGTGTCATCAGCACCCCATTGACGGTACTCATTGAGAGCCGCTTCGATTTGTGTTCTAGCCTGACTTTTCAGGACAGATCTGTTCAAGGCTACGGCCACTGCTTGATTCAAACAGTTGGCGGCATCCTCTCTACCGTCGATGTGGTAAAGCTCCCAGTCATCCGCTGTCAGAGACAAAGCTATGTGCTTTGTGATGTGAACGTGATCGCTAATCATGTATGTTCCTTTCATGTGAGGCGGGATGCCTCTGTCTATCCACTCATTGAATGGACAGGCAGAGGGGCAGGGTTGCCCCTGCCATCCCATCATGCGGCCTGCTGTTCAGGGTTGGCGATCTGTTCGAGAACAGATTTCAACCATGCCTCAGCCCGTTCCTGAGTCTTAACCGGAGGTTGGATGATCGAGTTCTGTGGAATCGGCATCTGCTTGATTGCTTTGGCAATCAGCGTGTTATCTGATTGGCCGAGACCGCCAGCGGCATGCTTGCCGAGTTGGTCACAAGACCAGTAGATACCGGCAAACAGTGAGGTTCTAAAGAACCCAGCCAGTCCAGTCAGAGCGGCCAATCTGTCCATGTCCAGAGGAGAAT